AAGATTAAAGACACACGAGAAAGAGCGATGCTCAACCAGCGGCGCAAGATGCGCAAGCTTATCGCAAACGTGCTGACTATTATAGTGATACTAGGCCTAGTAGGTGCGTTACTGGCGTTAATAATCGGCATAATTTTAAATCTGGGGTAGTAAATGAACGAAAGTGACATTAAAGGAAAGTTAACTTTTGCGGTGACGTTGATGGTTTCCGCCACGCTGTGTGTCTCTGTGCTGGTCATGGTTGTTGCGCTAGTGGTCGGCTTGTGGTTTGAAAATATCGACAACGCTGAAGTATTTAAACTGATCTCCCCCGCATTTCAAACAATTATTGGTGGATTTATTGGGCTACTTGCTGGTGTAAAACTCAGCAACTCCGATGCTGAACCCCCTTGTCGAGGTAACAAATCATGTTAAGTTTAGTATCAAGTTTGCTCGGTTTTGCTGCCGGTGGCCTGCCGAAAGTACTGGATTTTGTACAAGACCGAGGCGATAAAAAGCATGAATTACTTTTAATGGCCGCACAACAAGAGCGCGAGATCGCGCTGGCTAAAGAGGGGTTTATTGCCCAAGCCAAGGTCGAGGAAATCAGAACGGCGCAAGTGGTTCTCCAAACCGAGCAGATTGCAATGCAGACACAGGCGCAGGAAAAACTCGCGATGTGGAAACATGATATGAAGATTGGTGAAGGCGCCAGCACGTGGGTAATTAACCTGCGAGCCTCTGTGCGACCCGTCGTCACGTACTTGTTTGTGGGTCTCTTGATCGTGGTGGACGTTGCCGGCATCTGGTATGCCTACAGCACCGGCGTCGCGTTTGCCGAAGCGATGGAGATGGTTTTCAGCGATGACGAGATGGCGATTCTTGCTGCTATCATCAGTTTTTGGTTTGGGTCGCAGGCTTTCCAGAAAAAATGAGCATATCCGAAGCGGGTATCCAGCTAATTAAATCCTTTGAGGGCTGCCATAGTAGCCCTTATAAGTGCCCCGCGACGTTGTGGACGATTGCCTACGGCCATGTGCTGTACCCAGATCAAGCGCGGTTGAAGAACGACGAGAGAGCCAACTACCCGCTCAAAACTGAGCACAATAGGACGTTTTCCGGTGATGAGATTGATACGTTGCTTGAGAAAGATTTACAACGCTTTGAGGCAGGGGTACTACGACTATGTCCTGCTGCTGCTGATAATCAGTGCCATCTTGACGCGCTGGTCAGCTTTGCGTTCAATGTGGGACTAGGGAACTTGCAGTCTTCCACCCTAAGAATGAAGTACAATCGCAGCGACTACGATGGCGCAGCAGACGAGTTTCTAAAGTGGACTAAAGCCGGCGGCAAGGTGCTGAACGGCCTAGTCAGACGTAGAGAGGCCGAGCGAGCTTTATTCTTATCTGGGGGTTAAATGTATCTTATAAGCAACATCCCGTATTTTAAATGCTGGGTGCGCAAAGAGTTCACTAACGGCCATCAGGGCTATCACGGCGAGTATGTTCATGCGCTGGCTGTTGCGGTTACAACGATGCCCGACAGGTGCCTGTCGTTTCAACTGATTTTCACCGGGTGCGAAGCAGACGATGGCAGTCAACCCAACGTACACGGCGGGGCAATGTGGGCACGTATGCCGATCACAGCTTTGGTTGGCGATATACCGCTGGAAGAGTGGCCTGAGCGGATGGAAACGCACTTTGTCCAGCCGTGGGATTGCAGTTCCTATCACCACAGTATTATCTCCATCGACCGGGCTAAACCGTCCCAGTGGATGTGCAAGATCAACAACGAATTCTTTAAGGGTCGCTATTTGTTTACCGTTGACTATGCCGAGAGCGAGGTCTCCGAAGACCCTGCACAGCACAAGCAGACCCATGTCTTGATCCTAACTGATGCTGGTAAATGGACGGGTAACATCGTAGCATTGCCTAACAACAGAGTCCGTGTCACCAGCCCAGCTTACTGGGTAACGGGCGAAGGCGCACCGGACTTTAAACCTTCGCAGTGGATACACTGTGCGGAGCAAGACGATAGCTATCTAGACCCAGCAGTAACTTTTAACAACTTGTACGCGGAGAGCGAAAATGATGAAAGCTAAGGGTACGAAGGCGGGCGGTACTCACAAGATGCCAGATGGCACTACTATGAAAAACTCGGATATGAAAGGTATGAAGGTGGGCGGGTCTGTTATGAAGAAAGGCTACGCGACTGGTGGTGCTCTGCCCATGGTTGAAAAGGGCGGTAAGAAAGTTCCGGCGTTCGCTGCGGATGGTAAAGGTAAAATGGCTGCAGGCGGTGTAGCTACGAAGGGCTATGCAGCTGGTGGGAAAGCCCTTTTTGGTTTTGTTAAAAAGCCAAAAAAGAGCAGATAATGCTTAAGTCACTCGCCTTAAAACCCGGCGTTAACCGAGAAAGCACACGGTACGCTGCGGAGGGTACATGGTTCGAGACGGACAAAGTCCGTTTTAGTTTCGGCCTGCCCGAGGCTGAGTACCCACTTGTTGAGGTTGTCACACCATGTTGAAGAAAATTACGTTTGCACCCGGGGTCAACCGAGACAACACAAGGTACTCGGCCGAAGGCACGTGGTATGAGACCGAAAAAGTCCGTTTTTTCTCCGGCGCACCTCAAAAAATAGGCGGTTGGGAGAGACTGTCGGCGGCTACCTTTCTGGGCGTATGCCGGTCTATGATAAACTGGGTTACGCTGGGTGGGCAAAACCTTGTCTCCGTTGGTACCAACCTCAAGTACTACATTGAGCGCGGCGGCGCTTACTACGACGTTACCCCCATTAGGCTGACTACCGCCGCGGGGGGCGCTACCTTTGCTGCAGTAAACGGCTCAGCCATACTGACCGTGACCAGCGCGTCTCACGGTGCGCAACAGGGCGATTACGTTACGTTCTCCGCAGCTGTAAGTCTGGGCGGTAACATCACTGCCACTGTGCTTAACAAAGAGTACGTAGTCTTGTCGGTGCTAACGGGCAATACCTTTACCATTACGGCAACCGCAACTGCCAACGCATCAGACGTAGGAAACGGCGGCGCCGCAACCGTCGCGGCGTACCAGATACCAGTAGGTAATGCTATCTCTGTACCTGTCGCCGGGTTTGGCTCCGGGTCGTGGGGCTCAGGTACGTGGGGAGTTGGCGGCGTAACTGCCGCTCCAATGCGCCTGTGGAGCCAGAACAACTTTGGGCAGGACTTGTTTTTTGCCTACCGCGGCGGCAAGCCGTACTATTGGGACGGGGACACTGGAGTTGGAGTGCGGGCGGTTCTTGTGTCCACTTTAAGCGGTGCGTCCGACGTCCCGACGATAGTAAACATTGCGTACGTATCTGATATTTTCAGGTTTGCGTTTTGTTTTGGCGCTAACGATATTGGTTCGGTCGACCTTGACCCCATGCTTATCCGTTGGTCGGATCAAGAAGACGTAGCAAACTGGAGCCCAGAAACTCTAAACCAAGCGGGCAGCCTTCGGCTGTCACGAGGCTCAGAGATCGTTACGATCCGGCAAGCACGACAGGAAATCCTTGTGTGGACAGACTCTGCGCTTTACAGCATGCAGTATTTGGGGGCGGGGGAAGTGTGGGGCGCGCAGCTGCTGGGTGACAACATTAGCGTCGTCAGCCCTAACGCAACTATCTACGCAAACAGCGCCGCCTACTGGATGGGCAAAGATAAGTTCTATTTATACGACGGTGCGGTGAAGACCCTCTCGTGTCCAGTCAGCAACTACGTGTTTTTCGACATGAATCAAACCCAGTTTGAGCAAATAGTGTGCGGGACTGTTGAGCAGTTTGAGGAGATTTGGTGGTTCTACCCATCAGCAGGGTCAACTCAAAACGACAGATACGTTCTGTATAACTACGTAGAGGGCACATGGGCGTACGGCACACTGAGCCGATCAGCGTGGATGGACTCAGACCTACGCAACTACCCGATAGCCGCTACTTACAGCAACAACTTGGTTTACCATGAGTACGGCGTTGACTCTAACGAGACGGGCACTGCGGTTGCAATTACGGCAAGCGTCACTTCCGGGGAGTTTGCTCTGGATGACGGTGACAGATTTGTGATGGTAAACCGCGTGCTACCGGATATTACGTTCCAAGACTCAACTGCCAACTCCCCCTCGGTGGTAATGACGCTGCTGCCGCTGGAAAATTCAGGCTCTGGGTACAACAGCCCACTCTCCACCGGAGGCAATAGCGCCAATACCGTAACGCGTTCTGCAACGGTGCCGATTGAAGCGTTTACGGGGCAGGTATTTGTTAGAGTTCGGGGTAGGCAGATGGCCGTAAAGATTGAGTCGACCGGGCTGGGCGTTGCGTGGAAATTGGGGGTTACAAGATTTGACATGCGCGCAGACGGGAGACGCGGGTGAGTAATCGTGAAATTATAAACGGCGTAGCGCCCCCTGTGCTGCCGAGCCCTTCCCGGGTGTACAACGCAAGGTACGCGGACAGTTTAAACAACATCCTGCGTTTGTTTTTTAGGCAACTTGCTAATAGCGTCAACCTACTGACCGGGCGCAACGGAGCACGATTTATTGAGAGCCCCAACGGGTTGTTTTTTGATACTGGGGATCAGGCAATTGCCGCGGTTAACGTTGCGCAGCCGGTGCGGTTCAATCAGACTTACTTGAATAACGGCGTGGTTATCAACGGCGCCACCACTTCTGAGATAACGGTCACCTACTCAGGTATCTATAACTTCCAGTTCACTGGGCAGCTACGCAGCACGTCGGGCAGTAGCAAGGTTGTTTTTGTGTGGCTCAGGCGAAACGGTACCAACGTGGGGTATTCTGCGCGTGAGTACAGCGTATCGGGTTCTGGTAAGGAGCTTGAGATTAACTGGAGCTTTAACATTGATTTGCAGGCAGAGCAGTATATTCAAATAATGATAGCCGCAGACAGCACTAATTTGCAGCTCGATACGGTTGCACCAACATCTCCGCACCCGGGGATATCCTCAGCGGTTGTAGCCGTGAGCTTTGTTTCCGCGCTACCTGACATTCTACCCGTGCTTCCTTGAGGTGAGTTATGAGAATTGATGAAGATGGGGTAATTCACTTTGACGCTGGCGGGGACGTCGATCCTTATTTTGGTATAG